GAAACCAATACACGGATACCACCGATAGAGCCACCAGAGAATGCGTTATCTTCGATATGACGAATCATTTCACGGATTTTAGCATCAACGTCTGTAGTAGCAGTACCAAGCAAGAAGTCAACAGACTTTTGAGTGAAACCGAAGTCAGTGTACAGATCAGCAAAAACAGTACCATCTGGAGAGCTAACAAGACCTTTCAGTGCTTGCATTTCCATATATTCACGAGTTTGTGCGTGAGCCATACGAAGGTTTTCTAGTTTACGAGCAACAGCTTCAGTAACCATATCTGTTTGATCGGCAGCACCGGGGCGACGACGACCTTGGATATCTTCAGGAGCTACTTTATCGTTAGCTGGGAAGTATGCAGTTGCATAGCTGAAAGTTTTAACGATTTCGTTAGAACCATATTGAGGGTTAACACCACGTTGACGAGCTTCCAGAGCAGACAATTTTCCATCTACACGGTCAAAGGTCACGGACAGTTGAGATGTACCACGGGGAGTAAACAGACCAAGATCACCAATACGAGTCCACTTATTAGGGACAAACTGAATTGCATCTGTAAGGTCGGTGAACTTATTGTAGTCACCTAGAGTAACGATATTAGACATTTAATATTTTCCTTAATTAGTTATTTTAATTATACTACGAAAGTATAATCGGATTGACCAGTACGAACCAGAATGCCGAGGGCTTCCAATTCAGCTTCAGCAATTGCGATTTCAGGAGCGTCATTCAGAGCATCCCAAACGAGAGCTTCTTGGTTAACGACAGCATCACGAACCAGAACAATACACTGTGCATCAGCAGCAAGAGTACCAAGGTTCTGCAAGCAGACAGCAGCAGCAACTTCAGAACCATCTGCAGCGTCAGCGTCAGATAGGATATATTTGCCAGATGCAGTGATTTTACCAAGTACAGAACCGATGTTGATTGTTTGACCAAGAATAGCGGTTACTTCGTCACGAGAAAAGTAGTTTTGACCACCTTCTTCGTATTTTACAAGATTGCTCAGACGAGCTTTTTCAGTAGCGAGTACAGACATTTAATATCTCCTAGATTACGCTGTTTTAGTTTTATATTTAATTTGCATAGCTTTCAAGATAGGGCTTTCTGTATCTTCTTTAGCCTCACCTGAAAAACCAGCTTCTTTTTCGATAGTGTCATTAAGCTTGGTGTAAGCATCTTCCAAAGCTTTAATTACTAACAACCCTTCTTCTGAAGCAGAGATACTTGCCATAGCAAGACCTAAATCATCAGTTTCTGCACCAAAGCCTTTAGCTTTTTCAATAAAGGATACAGATACTTTTTCTTGTTCTGCTTTTTGGATAGCTTCTAGCTTTTCATTGGCCTCATCGAGAGACTTCTGAACTGCTGCTTTTTCTTCTACTGCTTTAGCAAGAATTACTTCTATTTCAGCAGCTTTATTAACGTCAGTCATATTGCTATGTTCCTGTAGTTTTTCATTAAATCCCTCAGCAAAAGCTTTGAGAGTGTTTAGGTCTTCCATTTCTAGAGTACCTATATAATCGACGAGGGATTCCTCAGTCTTTTCAACCTTACTAGCAGCTTTCATAAGTGTTACCTCAGAAGCACCAATAGAGTTAAATTCTTCAAACTTAAAGTCTTCATCAAAATAGTCAGTTTCTACCCCGAATATTTCTGCCAATGTAGCAGCCTCGTAAGACCACATATTGAAGAAAGTTGTTAGGAAGTTAACTACATCCATTTTAACTTGTACTTCAGCTTTATTAATTTCTTCTTCTACTGCTTTCATGATAAGAACTTCATGACCATTAGCAGCTTTATCAACAAGAGCTACATGGCAACCCTCACTAGAGAAGTCTATATTTGTTAGTTTACGTTTAGGCGTGATACTCAATTTAGAGTTCCTCCGTAGTTGCTTTAGCACCAATACTTAGTCCGGTGAATTTACCTTCCTTAACATCTTTCCATAACATTTCCCCATCTTCTGTCTCAGGGAAATACCAGTTTTGGAGCCATGTACCTTTCTGGATTACTTTACCTGTATCTAGTACAAAACTCACAGGTGTAATATAAGATTCAAGTATTTCAGCTTTCTCTGTTTGAACTAAATGTTGAATGCTTGCTTTTCCACAGAAACGATTAAAGTTATCTGCTGCTTTCTCAACTTCTTCTGCGGTATAAATATCCCCGTGTAAATCAGGGTTATCTAATCCACATGGCTCTAGAACAATAAATAGAGCCTTCCGTTGTTCTACTTCAACAGCCTTAGTAATTTCAGGAACAACCGCTAAAGCTTCAACTTCTTTATTTGGATCACCAATAGCTTTATCAAGCAATTCTGTGAAAGCTTTTAGTAGATCACTTTTTATATCTGTCATAAGTTAACTCGCGTTATCATTATTGTTACTTGAACTATCACTTCCACCGGGAGAAGTTGCAGTACCCTCTCCAGCCGTTTTAAAACCCTCTCCTGCACTACTAATAGAGTCAGAGGGCATTAGCACTGGTGCTGAAGGATCAGCGTCAGAAGCCCCTATAAGGTCTCTCAGGTAGTTAGACAGTGGTTCGTCAATAGACATAGCTCCAACAGATACTGCACGTTGAACCAATTTACCGACTTCATCTAAAGAAGTATCTTCAAAACTGTCAAAAGTAAGTTTAGGTGTGATAGTGTCATCCCAACCGTTCATACGGAAGGTATGTGGTATCAAGTCTGTGTTAATAATGTCTACAATTTGAGCTAAGATAGCTTCAACTTTAACAGCTAAAAGACTTGACTTTTCAGAAGCTAACGCATTAGAGCCTACAGCACTATGACCTAAAAGAAGTACATCAGCTAAGAAGGTCATAAGAATCTTCTGTTCGTACCTACGAATGATTGCGTCAGTGTCGTAGTTCTTATTACCTTGAGTACCAACTAGTGAAAACTCGAAAGCATCAGCTTTAGTATCAGGGTCTACAAACTTAGGAAATACTAATCCAGATTGTTCGTTAGCATTAATGTTTCTGATAACTTGTTTCATATACTCAAAAACAGCTTTCTTATCATCAGAGGCATTCGCTGCCATGTATTCAGGGGGAAGCTTAATCATTGGCATACCGTTCATGTCACGGCTAATTCCAACTGCTTCATATTCCTCAATAGTAGTTAGATAACTCCAAGGTATAAACACTTGTTTAAGTGGAGAATTTCCTTCTGGATTATCTAGTTGTGCATTGTGTCTAAAGTGTAAGAATTTTGATCTAGGAATACCTATCAAGGTTCCATCAACGTTATATCTAAGGTTACCACCTTTAACTTGTGAAAGGTCTTGGATAACACCAATGAGGTCTCTACCTTCGTCATCCCAAACCCAACGTTTGATAGATGCTTGGCTTCTAGAAGGTAATCTTTTCCAACCGATTAAACCATCATCATGTCTAGACTTGTTATTCTTTTTTGTACGCCTTTTCCAGACTTTCTCATTAACGGAGAAACCGTAAATAAGTATAGATAAGAACTCTTGAATATATTCTGCCCAAGTCCTATCCATGTCGTGCATACAAGACTCAATATACTTTGTTCGTACTTTCATTTCAGGAGTGGCATCTTTAGGAGCTTCAACTGACCAATTAACTCTACGAATAGTGTCTTCAATAACTGTAATAGCTGAAGATACAGTAGGGTGGTATGTCATATTCTTAAAGGTTTTTGCAGCTAAAGGGTATTCAAGCTCTCTATAAAAGTCATCCCTAATAAGTCCTAGAGGATTAGCTAAACCGGAATTTCCTAGTTCAGGCATAACCACCCTAGCAGCCTCACTGAGGAGCTTTACATCTGTTGGGTTGTTACTCAAAGTTTAAATCCTCAAGGGGTTATTAAATGGGTTTGTCTGTAAAAGTCCATCTGGACAAGAGAAGCTTGGTATTGCTGTTCTTTGACATAGTTCATGCACTAAATCGGCTATAGCATCAACGATATCATCGTGTCCTCTTCCTGATCCAAAAGCCTCAAGTTCATCATGAAATATTTTATTCCAATCCCCTTTAACTATTTTAATCATTCCGTTTTCTGCTAATGCAGCTACAGGTTCAAATCTTTTATCTTTACCTGTTTTTGTTTGTTTCTGTCTGCATGTAAATCCAGCTTCAAAGCATTTAGAAGTTACATTATCAGCAGCAGCCTTGCCAGCAGCACCGGGGTCTTTCGGGATTGTTATAGTGCAATCCTGTCCATCGGTTAAACCAGAGCCTAATACTTTATCAATAACTCCGGCTGGTCTTTCTCTGAACCTCTTAACGTCCATTATGTACACTGTACCTTCCCCATCAACACAACCTTTAATACCAACTGTAAAATCGGGGTCAGGGTATATCTCTGAAGGTAGTGTAGCTGCCATATCCCAACTACGAACTGTTCTAAGCCCTTGTGGGATTTGGTATAGCGATATGGGGTCTCCACACCACTCTCTTTTCCAGTAACCAGATGCTTCTTCACGAGCATACCAGTTTCCGTGTAACAACCTATCACATTCTACTCTAGGTAAGTTTTCTAGTTTAGAAAGATAATCTGGTTCCATTTCAAGAAGGATAGGGTTATCTTTGCAAGTAGCATTAATAAAGCAAAAGGTTAAAGGTGTAGATTTTGGGTATTTTTCTTCCCAATCTTCTAGGGATTGTTCAAACTCCATACCACCTGATACCTGCCCACAATAAACTAACTTCCCACAACGTTCTTCAATAGGAAAACCCTCTTTGTCTAAGTATTGTGCTTTCTCTAGCCATACTCTTAAGAAAGAATCGTAATCGGGGTTGCAAGTCATTTTAAGGTGAGATTTAAAGTCTTTTTCAGTAGTGTTACGAAGGCGAGATATGATATACATAATCTGTTCTTCTTCAAACTGACAAGCTTCATCTACAAGTGCTTCTGATATCTGCCATCCTTGGATGTTAAATTTATCTTTAACGTGTTCCATGTGTTTCATCATAATCTGAGCTTTAGATGGAAACGTTATTTTACTATCTTTGGATGCTACCTGTAATTTAGGAAATAACTCTGTATACATCTCTTGGGCTGTATCCCACATACCACCAACACCTTTAAGTTGGGGAGTAGTACGTCTGAAAACAACACCACGAAATGATGGCATGTGTACCCACTTAAGTAAGTCCATAAGACCCATATAAGATTTGCCACTACCAGCAGCACCACCAAAAACGGTGATAGTTGCATTAGAGTTTACATACATTTCCTGCTTTAGTGATGCAGGGCCATATTGCTTCTTAGCCATTGTGCCTCCACATCAACTATGTATTTAATATACCATGCTTTTTAAAAAAGTCAAGCATTATTTTTAATTTAATTTTAATCGTGTATAAAATCAGGGATTATCACTAGCCTGTTATCAGCTAAGTCCATTTCAACGTACTTTGTGTACCCTGCAATTTTAATCCCAGCTCCAGTGTAATATTGTGGGGCATCTGTTTCTAAGAACCCTACTCCAAAATCTGCTTCTCTAAACTTGATAGTAAGTTTGTCAGGTTCTGTTCCAGAGGCAGCAACTTTAGTAATACCATCGCCTATGGTAAGTGTGGCTAGAGCCGCTAAGTCTGTATCTGATCTAGAAGCTTTAACCATATAGATTGCTTCAGTAATGTCAGCAATTAATATTCCTCTAGCTGATATAAACTCCCCAATGTCTAAACTGAAGGAGTCGGTAGAATTATCATATCTCCAATCCACTTAATTAATACTCCTTTAGCATTTGATTATTGGTATTGTTGTGTTGTTTTTAAATACGGATATCTCTGATTCTGAGTCTTTTACTGAGATAGTATTATCGTTAATAAGAATAGGAATCTTCTTTTCTTCAGCAATATTAACTGCAATAGTTTCCATTCCTGAGACTTCTATGTTTATTTCAGATAATACGGGGATAGTTATAAACCCCCCTCCAATCCCTTGACTGTTTAGATGTACCCAAGCATCAGCACCAGAAGATGCTGTACTTGTGGATAACAAGGTGTTCCAAGCGTCCATAGTTATGGCCTCGTATATGTCCAGACAGCCTCTGCTACTAAGTCATTACTACTCTGTAAAGGAAGCATAGCGTACCCGCTAGTTGAATCAGGTATTACAGCCCAATTATGAGCTACAGTTGCTATCTTAGTTGTCCCATCATAGGCAATAACATTGCCCACTTGATCGTCACCTGTTCCTGATCTAATAAATACAAGCTGACCAATGTAAACGTCATTTGCCGAACTAGCTAAAAGGTTTAGTGTAATTGTATTAGCAGTGCCAGCTT